AGAAAAACTGCATAAAAATTTGAGTTTTTGTGTCTACTATATTGACATAAATCCAGTTTCAGTCTTAGCGCTCTCGAAGTATTGATTAGCTCGTGTTGATTCGCCGCTCTTGTATGTTTCAAGCGATTCAATACGCGTCTTAAATCCTGCTGCTGTTTGGTCTGCGACAGTCTTGTTCTGCTGTACTGTTCCGTCCAGATTTTGGACGGTCGTTTGTAAACTTGCATAATTTTGGTCTGCGTTCTGTTTGTAATCAGCTACTTTTTGTTCGATGTCAGATTCGTTTTGAGAATACGTGCTACGCAGATTTCCTTCTTCAATTTGAACCTCTTCGGCATAATTCGAATTGTCGACTTTGTACGTGTTGACACGCAAACGGTATTTACCAGACGGGTCGTTCCAAGTGAATTTAGTTCCGGCTGTTCCTGTCGTTGCATTTGAAATAATTCGGTCAACATTAATATTTTCGTCATGCTTAACAAGCCATAAGCATATCTCGTTTTTTTCTTGATCTGTTGCGTGTTTGGAAGTAAAGGGCGCCGTCCCTTTTGCCGATAAAGTGTACTCTTTACCTTTTTCCATGTTTATCCAAGCATTTGAGTACGTAACATAATTATCAATCCTGCTAACTTTTGGCTGGAACGGACCTTTTGAATTGTGTAATAAGTTAACTGCACCAATTTTTAAATTATCAAATCTCGCTGTCAACCCATCCAAACCGCTTTCCAACGTAGCTGTTTTTTGACTGGTACTGTCAGCTGTCGTCTTAACTTGAGATAGCGTTGTTTTAGTTCCTGACAAATCATCTTCGACCGTTTTAGTGCGAGTTGTAACAGCAGTTAAATCTTTCTGCACGCTTGACATCGTAGTCTTAAGACCACTTACGCTGTCCTCTACCGTTTTAGTTCGACTGGTTAGACTAGCAATCGTCTTACCATCGTTTGAAACAGTTTGTGTTAACTCACTAAGATTAGTTTTAGTTCCTGTCAAGCCATCTTCAACAGTCTTAGTTCGCTTAGTCAGATTCGTTAAATCAGTTTGAGCTGTTGATACACTTGTTTGTAGTTCACTAATTGACGTTTTAGCGCTAGTTAAACTAGTTTCAACCGTCTTAGTGCGGTTCGATATGCTTGTAATGTCTTTGCCATTTTGAGCAACTGTTTTGTTTAATTCGCTGACTGTTGTCTTAGTGCCGTTGGCAGTAGTCTCAACGTTCTCTACCCGTGTGGTTAACGTCTCTTGTGCCTTTGCTTGTGCTGTTAACTGACTAGCTTGTGTCTGTAACTCTTTAGCTTGATTAGCTAATGTCATGCCTTGTGTCTGCAACGCTTTAGCTGTGTTAGACAAACTTGTATTGAGATTTGATACATCACTCTGCAAATTCGTAGCTTTTGTGTCAACCGCGCTAACTGCGTTTTGCAAGTCTGTTTTGGCTTTAGACAAATCGTTAGCAACTACGGTAAGTTGCTGTTTGGCTTCACTCGCTGACGTCTTAGCAGCATTTGCAGTTGACGTTGTGGTAGTTAAATCAGTTTTGACTTTGGCTAAGTCAGATTTTAAACTGTTGGCAGCTGTATTCGCTTGTTCTGCGACTTCTGCTGTTGCCTGGTTGATTTCATCAGCGTAGGCTTTAGCATTTGATTCTGCCTGTGTTTTAGCTGTGTCAATCTGTGTTTTAATTTCAGCTTTTGAAGTAGCAAGTTTTTCTGTAATAGTCGCTTCGAATTCTTCACGATTTGGAACGTCTTTTAGTTCATCAGCAATCTGTTCTTTGAATGCTTCAACATCATTAACGATGGGTAGCTCTTCCCAATCTGCTCCAGTCCAGTAATACATTTTCGTTGTGTCGCCGACTGTCAAATAAAGTGAGTCACCTTTATGTAATGTACCTTTTGGCTCATCTTTTGGAAATTCATTACCAAAATAAACAGTACTTTTACCATCTGCAGAAACTAGCGCTTTATTAGCCATTTCTACAGCTTTACCGACTGAATCTGACGCATTTTGAGCTTGTTCTTTAGTTAAGTTGTAACTTGCTGATAATTTCTTGACTACACCAATGTCATTACAAGTCACTTCATGTTTAACCAACTGACCAGATACATCATATTCACTAGTAAATGAAACAATCCTAATTTTTTCTTGAAAATCTAATGTTTCATTGATAGCCATGATGTAATCACCTGCTCTAGGTTGTGTATAGTCATAACCAGCACGAGTTAAATCTTCCATGTCAAGAGTAATCGAGATGCTGTAAGAATTATCAACGTTAGCTTTCAAAGCAGCAACCATGTTGTCTGCTTGTGTATAACGTTCATCAACTAAAGGTTCAGCTTCAAGTTTTCCGTATACGCTAGCCAATGGACTAGTGTATTCAGTAACTAAACGCCCCTTTGAGTGGTCATTCTCATCAATCCACGCACCAAAACCTTTTTGATAAGTAACAAAATCACCAATGTTTTTTTCAATACCAAGTTCATTCATGTTGAAGTTCTTGCGAACTACCGTTGATAGGTCTGTTCCAGTTTTTTCTAAGATACGGACCACTTTGCCATTAACCTGGAATTCAACGCCAGATGAAGTGATGACATCGTTAAAAAGTTTTAGACGGCTCTTATAACCAAATGATTGTTTTTCAAAAGCATAGACCTTCAATAGAGGGTCAATTGTATACGTGTAATCACTGCCAGTGAATATGAAATCAAGGTAAGTCAAGAACGTATGCGAACCATCATTTAATTGTTCATGCACTGATGACTTATCAAAGTCCCAAAAAAATTGATGAACAGCGTCAAAAGTAACATGCGTACCTTTACCATCATCAATTGGCTTTGCGTAAGTTACTACATAAAACTCATCATCAAAACGTAAACGCCAGCCACGTTCGATATTTGTTAGGACATAATCGCCTGATTCAATTTCACCAGTCAGTGAGCGTTCACCGTTAACAGCATTTGTAACTTTAATAGTGGCAAGTGCACCATGCTCAACATCTCTTTCATCTAAAAATGTAATCAAACTATCACCTCCTATTTATATAGTTCTTTAAAGTTTAAAATTTTTATTGTGCCCTTAAAGTCAGTTTTGTAACTAACCTTTTTTGTTGGACTAGGTTTAATAACAAAGTACGCATAATTAGTACGTGCATTAACATTTTCTAAATTCTTTGTTGTTTCAATGCCAGAAATTTTAAAAATATCACCTGCAGAAATATTGCCTGATTGTGAGTAAGTAAAACGATTATCTCCAATTTCAAGATAAAAGTTTGATTGATTACCTATTGCTGTTAATTCAACGACAAACGGAACTTCCAATTGTGATAACTTAGCAGTTCCAGCATAAGCAATTTGATTGTTAGCTAGCGTTACTGTCTTCGGCGTTGTTTCACCATATGGCAATTCAGCAGTAATAAAACTAATTGAAAAATCATATTTTAATCCTTGACCATAATTGCCAACAAAAGTGAAATCAGCTTCGCCTTCTGCAGTGACTTTCCAACGATAATGCCAAGCCGTGTGTGGTTGATTTACAAAATCTAAATCCCCAGCCGTTTGACCAGGGATTTGAAAATTATAAAAATCAGTATTGATTGGGTACATTTTAGTGATATAAAAAGGCTCGTCATCTAGTAACAAGCCAAATACATCATCTTTTAGACTCAAGAACTCTTGGACATTCGTAACAGCTACACGTCCAGTCACTTTAATGACTTTAGCATTAAATGTTGCACCACCAAATACTGTACCGTTACGACCAGTGACAGAACGCTTATCAAGAGAGATTCCAGGTGCGCTGTCGTCAATATTAATATTATAAAAGCCGTAGTCAGACAGCTTGACTGATGCCGTTCCTTTCGTAATTAATAAATCCATATTTCACCTTTCTAATAATTAAAATAATCATTTTTAGTATCTTCTCTCGCTTCGCGTTCTTTTACTGTTGTATAAATCTTGTCGCCAATCAATTCATTATGGACATCAAAGACCGGTTGTGACAATTCACTGTTTTTCACTTCGTCTGACAAGCTATCAAGTGAAGATGATAGACCAGATGTGCTAACGCTACCAGCAATTGCCATAGTGCCGTTGACACCCCAGCTTTGGTCTGTAACAGCTAACGCATATTCTTTGCTGATGTCGTTGATTCTACCTATCCAGTCAGACATGCCAATAGCGAAGCCTTCGCCAGTATAGCCACCGAGTGATTTCATCACACGAGATGGTGAGTGAATATCTAATGCTCTACGAATTGTTGCTGTTACTCGTGCTGCAATTCCAGCTGCAACAGCATAGATATAGCCTGCTGAGCCTGCAAGACCACTTGCAAAACCAGCACCAGCATAATAACCAGCCGATTGCATACCACCAGCCGTGCTATACATGATTGATACCATGTGACTACCTGCGCTAGTTGCTACTGCAACAGCACCATTCATACCATTTTGAACAGCTGAACGGACACCATTCATACCAGATTGTGCAGCACTTTTCGCTTTATTAAACGAATTAGTAAATGTAGAATTCATCTTATTTCCGGAAGATTGAACACTGCTAGTCACTTTGTTCATACCACTTTTAACTGCATTTGCAATGCCATTCATTGATGATGTTGCAGATGACTTAGCCTTATTGAAGTTGTTAGTGATGTTTGACGCCATTTGTGATGATGCTGAGTTAGCAGATGAAGCGGCTGAATTAAGCTCAGATGTGATATTGCTTGATAATCCACTAGCTGAACCACTTGCGTTAGCTTGCATTGATGCCATGTTTGCACTAACACCGCTATTCATAACAGCTGCTGAATTGTTTGCATTTGCTTGTGCATTTTGCATATTACTTGATACACCAGCTGATAAATTCAATGCTTGATTGACAGCACCAAGGTTCATGCTTGATGCTGCTGTATTAACACCGTTTGCCATAGCTTGCGCTTGAGTTGTTGCATTAGTACTTGCTGTAGTCATTCCGGTAGCAACGCCATTTGCCATATTATTAACATCATTGATTGTCTGGAAGCTCATTTCACCACTCATGCGGTTAACTTCACTCTTCATATTTTGAGCATTAGTTGTTGCATTAGTACTTGCTTGTGCTGTACCAGCATTAATACCGTTTGCCATAGCAATTGAATCATTAAGTGCTTGAACACTCATGATACCAGTCTGCGCATTGACATTTGACGCCATTTGAGTTGCGTTGCTAGTCGCATTCAAATTGGCAAGACCAGTATTTTGACTAATACTGTTAAGCGTTGCCATTGTGTCAGCGCTAGTCTGTGCACTCATTTGGCCTGTTCCTGCAGCAATTGCATTAGTCATTTGAGTGACATCGCTGCTAACTTTCGCAGTAGTTTCAGAACTTTTACCAGTGATTGTGTCCCACAACGAACCAAAGCCGTTTTTAATACCGTCCCAAACACCTTTCAAAGCGTTAGGGATAGCTTCAAGCATTGCTTGACCAAGCCCCATGATTAATTGAGCACCTGCTGCAAGAATCTGTGGGATATTTTGGATAATTGTTACTGCTAATTGACCAACAAGTTGAATGCCTGCAGCAATAATTTGCGGTAAGTTTTGTGTAATTCCTTGAATCAATGATTGAATGATTCGAACAGCTGACTGTACAATCTGTGGTAAGTTCTGAAGAATACCTTGTACCAACATTACAATGATTTGAATACCACCTTGTAAAATTTGTGGTAAATAACTAGCTAAGCCTGTGATGAATCCAGTAATAACCTGCGTAGCGATTGAAATGATTGTTGGCAAATTCTGGATAATTCCCTGAACTAAGTTAGTGATAATCTCAATACCCTTAGAAATGATGTTTGGCATGTTAGCAGATAAACTTTGACCAAAATTATCAACAATCTGTTGCGCATATTGTAAAAGCAAAGGTAAATTTTGAACCAAACCATTGACGACATTTGCAATAAAGTCCATACCTACAGACAATAGTTGTGGTAATGCACTAGCAATCGAACTAACAAATGTACCAATCACTTGAATAGCTGACGCAATCAAACTACCAGCATTAGCTCCCACGCCTTGAACAAGACTAGAGATTAATTGAACACCTGCTTGCACTAAAACTGGGAACATCACAGTAAATGCATTAGCAAATTTAGCAATTAATTCTGTACCTGATGCAATCAAAAGTGGAATTTCACCTGTAATACCATTGACCAGATTCATGATGATTTGTGGTCCCTTGGTTGTAACTGTAGCTAATAATTGGTCAATCTGTGCACCAAATTGACTATTAATCAAACCAAGACCAGCAACAACTAATCCGAGAATTGCTGCAGGACCAATAACCGCTAACGCCATACTAGCAACTGATGTAATACCATTCGCCATAGTAGACATAGCAGATAAACCTGTACTTGCCGCGCCACTGAATGCACTAGCCATTCCAGAACTGCCAGCGCTTAATTTAGCCATACCAGCTGAAGCAACACCAAAGGCATTGCCAATAACAGAACCAGAAGTTTGAGCTTTAACAGCAAGACCGCCCATAACCTTACCAAGGTTACCTAAATGTTTCATAGCAGGGCCGAATGCAAACGAACCGACTAAGCCTGCGATTGCTGGCATTGCATTCATTGCTGCAGCTTTAAGACGTTCAATTGGTTCAATTTTAGTTTCTAGTTTCTTAGCGTCAGCATCTGCACCAGAAAACATTTCATCAATTTTCTTTTTAGTCTCATCTGCACCGAATGCAATTTGATAAAGTGCAAGTGAGACGTCTTGAACTTTCTTGACGAATTGGTCGACAACCTTACTTTTACTAAAACTGTCAATCATTCTATCAAGAATCTTAACCACTCCTTGCAAACCAGGAAGCATTGCACTACCGATTTGGATTTGCAAGGTTTCAAACGAACCACTTAAATATTCAACAGCACCTTTTAAGTTGTTAAGTTTTTGAATAGCCACATCTGCTGCAGTAACTTTACTGATTGCTTCCTGCATGGCATCTGCTCCAGCAGCACCCTCTTTCATAGCAATGTTAGCAGCACGAATGGCGTCAGTACCAAACATTGTCTTAAGAGCGTTCTGTTGTTGCTCAGCAGTCAAACCTTTCAAGCTATCTTGTAATATTTGTGAGATTTCACTAAATGACTTAAGCTTACCTTCTGCTGTATAGAATTGATTGGCTCCATCAGCAGTAATAATGCCCAATTGTTGCATTTGAGCTGCCGCTTTATCGGTTTGTGGTGACAAATTCAAAAGCATTGTTTTAAGAGATGTACCTGCATCAGATCCTTTAAGACCGTTTTGAGCAAATACGGCAAGAGCGTTAGTTGTATCATTAAATGACATACCAACACCAGACGCAACCGCTGCAACGGCAGAAAGTCCGTATTTCAATTCGTGGACATCTGTTGCTGAAGCATTCGCTGCACCCGCTAACTGGTTAGCTGCATCGGTAACACTTAAATTATCAGATTTAAAGGCGTTAAGCGCTGTTGAAGCCACTTCCGCTGCTTCCGTCAAACTAAGTTCACCAGCAGTGGCTAAGTTAAGAGCACCAGTCAAACCACCATTTAAAATAGAGGCTGTATCAACCCCTGCTTTACTCAACTCAGCGATAGCGTCTGCTGCTTCACTGGCTGAAAATGCAGTATCCGCACCAGCTTTTTGAGCAGCAGCATTGAATTGCTTCATTGTTTCAGAACTAGCACCAGTAAGAGCCTTGATGTTGCTCATTTTTTCTTCGAATTCTGCTGCTTTTGAAACTGAACCAACAACCGCAGCCTTAAACCCTTGGAAAACTGCAAATGCCGCACCAAGAGCTGTGACTGTCAAAGTAGTTTTAGTAATACTATTTCCCAGCTCTCCCATTTTTGAACTAATACCATTTAGTGCAGTAGTCGCTCTGCTCGATAAATTCGAAAAGCCAGAACCAAGCGAACTAGCCATTTTAGTCGCAACACTTGCAGCTTTACTACTTAAGCTAGTAAGACTACTTCCTACTTTCCCAACAAAAGAATTACTGATTGTATTTGAAGCACTGCTTACTTTTGAACTAATCGTGCTAAATGCTGAGCTAACCTTGCTAGTCGCCGATGTAGCAAAGCTAGAAACTGAGCTAGTTGCTTTTGTAAAAGCGTTTTGAATAGGCTGAGGGATTTTATTAGCTATTGAGTTGACACCACTCTGTATAGCTGTTAGAGCTGTATTAAACCCATTTTTTATGGGCTGAGGAATCTTTTCGCCAATTGATGAAGCTATACGCTGAATTTCGCCAATAGACAGATTTAAGCCTGTGCTAAATGCTGTTCCTAAACGTTTACCAAGTGATTCGCCATTGTTTGCCAACTGTGCCATAATTTGACCAACACGTTGAACTAAACGATTAGAATTATTCACAGCTGCATCCTGTGCTTTCTCAAAAGCACGCTGTGTTGCAGCTGTAATCTTATTCATTGCCGCTTGATAATCAGCAATATCAGCACCGACATAGGCATAAATTGAGCCATCAAATTCTGCCATATAACTCCCCCTTTCTGTGTTATCTGTTCATGAAATGGTCATTGACTTTTTGCAGACGTTCAGCAAGACTACTATTAGTCGTTTGCTTATTGTTATTTGCATGAAAGGCTTGTTTAACTTTATTTCTGTCTTTTTTCTTGCTAAGTTTATTTGCACTAGCACGTTTAGCATTCATAGTGTAGCGCATTTCCATAGCAAGCTCTGATAGATTTTCGCGAAAATCAATCTGTCTGTAATGAAGCCCCTCTAAAATTGCGTCAAGTTCCCATTTGTTGCAAGAGTAGATTGTTTCTAAGTCTGTTAAACCAAGACGTGCACACTCAGTTAAGATAGTGCACTTTTCATCTTGCCAATAAGTTTTTCGGTAATTTCGACTTGAAGCGCTTCGCTGTCCTCTTGCGCTTTCATGTATTCTACTGCTGTTTCCAAGTTTTCGATATATTTCAAAATCTTGTTCTTGAAAAAACCAGAGTCAACCATTTCTTGTTGAATTTCTTCAAACAAGCTTTCCGTGTCATCAGCGTCATTATCCACTAGCCAGGTTTCAATCGCTGTGATAGCGTCATCTTCTGAAATAGCTTTACTAAACGCTTTGTTAGCTGACAAAAGAATTAAATCAACAAGTCCCTCATCATTACGATTTAGAATGTTGTTAAACAATGTACCGACACCGTCGTTGTTACTTGCACCAGTGTCTTTATTTTTAGTGGCAAGTTGTTTGTCAACCTTAAACATTGTGCGGTAATCAAACTTAATTTCAATGATTTTATTTTTAACTTTAAATTCCATAAAGTGAGTTATCTCCTAACTAAAAAATAAAGGCTGGATTTAATATCCAACCTTTGACGTGTTATTCGCTTGTTTTGATGTTATCGTAATCGCCAGTTGTTTCACCTGGGTTTTGATAGTTATAAACCTCATCAAGCAAAGCAATTTCTTCGGCAGTCAATGGAAATTTACCATTTTTCAGCTTACCGACAATACTTGCTGTGTAGCTAGTTTCGATAATATCTTCAATACCTTCATTATATTCAATATCACCAATCTTAGCATAGCCAAATTTGGCAGGATAAAAATCTTTTTTAGGTTCACCATCTTGTGTTTTCAATGTTTCATCAACAAGCACACGCCAAATTTTGACTGATTCACCAGTGTCATTTGCTTGTTCAAGCACATCAACTGATGGCTCCTTCGGTGCAAATTTAGTCGTCAACTCAATTTCGTGGCTGGTACTTGTTTTATCAAGTAAAAGCCCTTGTTGTGTTTGTTCGTCTGAATATTCAGCACCAAGTGTCAAACTGCCGTCTGTACGATAAGCTGGTAAGATAGCATTGCTGCCAAGTGCAGCATGAATAGACTGAATGAAATAAAAGACTTTTTTACCTGCTAACGGCTTAGCAGTCGTTACTGTAATTTGTCCTGTCATGTAGTAACTTCTCCTTTAATTAATAAATAGTATCAGATACAGTAATAGAGACGTGGTATACTTCACGTCCTATGCTATCATCTGGAATGATATTAGCTGTTACATTTCGACGTCCTAACGCCCTTAAAGCTTTTGCTTTAACTTCTTCTGCATCAGTTCTACTTGAACCGTCTAGGAATATGTCAATATTTACCGTAATATCTTCAATAACAGCCCCTGTTTGCGCTGTTCGTGAAGTATCTGATGAATTAGAGCCAATCACAATAAAAGGCTCTAAAACGTCAGAATTTGGCAAATAAAAATAGATTGGAATAGCTAACACTTCCAATCTATCGTGTAGTTCTTTTAAAAATAAAGTTGATGGTGAATAAGTCGTCATATATCACCTATCTTTCGTATAATTTGCGTAAATTGCTGATTAATTTTGGTCGTTCAGCATCAAGTGCTGGTTTTAAGTATGGCTGTGCTCGCATTTTTCGGGTTCCTTTTTCCACATATATCGCATAATGCTGTGGTGCAGTAACTTTATAAGTTAGATTGCCTGCTTTTGCTGAAAAAATTGAATTTTTCAGTGCACCAGTATCAACTGGTGCCTTTACCTTAGCCATGCGTTCGATACGTTTGCTAGATAAATCTAATTCACAATTAGTAGCTATACGCGCCTTTTTGCCTTTATTAGCAATCAATCTAACCATCTGGTCAACACCACGAACTTTGAATTTAATGCTCAAATGTATATTACCGTCGAATTTTTGTGATGTTTTTTACCCTGTATTTTGCGTTTTTTACCATCATAGATAATTTCAGAAAAACCATCATAGTGTCCTTGCAAGTGCAATTTAAAACTATCAAGGTTATATGTTCCAAAAATACCGATTTGTTCTGCATTGGTCAAATTGTCTTCCTGGCAAGGGATCGGTTCAGACTGCTTCTTAACGACTTTATCACCTAAAAAATCAGCTTCAGTCGTTTCAGTGATTAAAATAACACGCTTATTATAAATCATATAAACCTAGCAATTCCTTTCGCTTGATAGTTTCGACCAATTGCAGCACTCTTCAATGTACTTTCATATTCATCTAAATACTTATCCCAGTTAAATGAACGACCTTCTTCGCTATCAGCACTAGCACCCTCTGAATTCAAACGATTGTAGCGTTTAATAGCTACATCTCGAATGATGAAAGTTAAACGGTTTGGAACTTCTGCCAATTCAGTCTCACTAAATTCATTCAACTTAGCAAGAACACGATCAACACTTTCATTGATTGCCAATTCAATCAACCTATCTTGCGTTGTATCTTTAGCAGGAATACCTTTAAAAAGTTTAACTTCCTCTAAAATCAACGCTTTATCCATAACCTAGGTTATCCTCCTACCGATGGTGTCGAAACAGCTGGTACCTCGATTGTAGCCTCAATAACACCTTTAGGAATTTCAGCGAATAATTTAAGAGCGCCGAAGAATACTGACTCATATGTAAGGTTATTAAGACTACGGTCACGACCTGAAGCAATCAAACCAGTTTCGTCAGTGTAGTCAGCAAACATTCCACCAAGGTCAGAACTGTTCACATCAAGGTAAGCAAGTACAAGGTTTTCAACTGCAGTTGAGTAAACTTTCCCTTGTGGCACGTTTGGCAACACAATGACGTTTTGCATGCCTAAAAAGTTCTTAAGTAATGTCATCCCAAAGACGTTAGAACCGTCTGCACCGACCGCTTTATCGCCAAGATAGTCAGCTACGTCAAGTGAGCTTACGAATGATACAATTGGGGCACCGTCAAATTCTGAAAATGTTTGTAGTTTACCCCAAGATTGAGCTAATGCACCTTGAAGGCCTGTTCCTTTAACTTTCGTGGGTTCTGTTTTAAGGAAAGTAAAGAAATCAGTTTTGATATTGTTTTGAATTTCGCGCATAATACGTTGGTCCGCTTTGTCAATTGCCAAGGAAGCACCATGACGCGCAATAGCTTCAGCAGAAACAGCACGACGTTTTTTAAACCACTCAACTTGATATTCTTTGTTAAGTGCACGAGTCACTTTAGAAAGTGGAATTGTTTCACCTTCGCCAGGATTGGTTGTGTCAATATCAGTTGTCCATTTGTAAGTACGAATTTTCATGTCGGCTGACAACGGTTCTTTGCGTGTCACACCGAGTAGTTTCAAGAGTTCAGAAATGTTAGTACTAAATTTGTTAACAAAATCAATTGTTTTAATTTCGCCCAAATCGTTCATAACAGTTAATTTTTCTTCAGCCATAAATTAGCCCTTTCTAAATAATTCTAAGTTTTCTGCAATGAGTTTCTGACGCTTGCTTGCATCCTGAACAGCCATAATTTCAGCTTTAGTCATTGCACCTGCCGTTGTTCCACGACGTGGCTTATCTTGCGTTAGACGCTCATTCACGCGCTTCTCAACAGCTTCATCAAATACCTTTCGAACACTTGCAATGTTGGCTTTGACAGCTTCTGCAGTATCTGCCATGACCACATCAAGGAATTCAATTGGTAAACCTTCATCTGCCAAAAGACTTTGTGTTTCAATACGCAATTCTTTGACTGCGATTGCTTTCTCACGAGCTTCAAGGTCTGCTAAGCGCTTAGCTTCTTCCTCTTTAGCACGTTCATCTTTTGTCAGTTTTGCTAAACGTTCACCTTCAGACTGTGCTTGTCTAATTTTGTCTTCAGCATCTTTTTCAGCATTAGCCACGGCCCGTTGAACACGTTCTTGTACAATGTGGTTAAGCTCAGCTTGAGTGAATGTTTTGTCTGCTTCGGTAGTTTCTGGATTGTCGACCGTTTCCGTTTCAACTACTTCAGTGTTAGTTTCTTCTGCCATGTTGGCTACCTCCGTTTTAAGTCTGTAGTTAGACTAATAACCTTCACCTTTTAACGTCATGAGTAGTTTTGGACAAAATAAAAAGCTGTATTCCTACGACTTTTTGATATATTTTGCGATTGTTTCAAACAATGCAACAAAAAACGTTCCAATAATGAATAACAGCCACCCTGCCACCATCATACCAATTAAAAAGGCAACAAATTGCCAAACTAATGAAACCATGTATCTCTCCTTTTTAAACACAAAAAAAGCGCCTAGATTAACTCTAATCCTTTGCTTTTTTCGTAAAGTATTACGTTGTTTTTCCTATTTTTCTTAACGATTGTTCATCTAATTCCTCTTCATCAGGAATAACAGCAGAACGGCAATTATAGTGGAAAGGCGGTGCAGTGACACCAGTTTCAAACTCATCAATTCTGTAACGCTTATCTTCACTGTGGATTCTCTTACAAATCTGTGATGTCCTATTGTCCATCTGTACAGATATGCGATAGAATTCCAAACCAGACTCTTCATAGCGTTTGATAGCTGAACGATTGACAATCGCTGTGCCATCAGTCCTAATAAGTGTCTGCGCTCGCGAACGTGCTACATTGTACTTCTTAGCAAGTTCCCCAGCCATGCTACGAACATCATCACCACGAATAAAACCACGCTTCAGAACGTCTCTTAAATCCCTGGTTAAATCATCTGTATTGCCCCAAACTTGCTGCGAATAGTTCCGACCATTGAAAGGCGTATTGATAAGTTCTTTTAATGCTGGTTCATTCAATGCGCCACTATTACCACCCATCGCTTTCCTATAAGCATACTTAGCAGTTGACTTCAAATAGTTTTCAAACGACTTCTCAATAATGCCTTGCATAACACCAATTTTATAAGTCATTTCAAGGTTTAATGCGTCGAATCGTGTTACTTTTGAACTAGCATATTGTTCATTAAGTCGTTTTAGCAAATCTGGGTTATTTTTGGCCTGCTCACGATACTTCTTAGCGTTCGCTTGATAATCTGATAGGTCGACACCTCTAAGGCGTTGTAGAGCGTCAGAATAGCTCATTTTGTTATCATCAGCATATTTTGTTACAAACGCAAATAAATCACGTTGAATTTGCGCTGACTCGTCTGCGTAAATCTTTTGCAATTTAGCAAACATGTCAATATCTGTACCATCAACATAACGCATAATGTCATTACTACGTTTATGCCAATAATCATTGTGCTTCTTCTTGGTCATCAGCAGTCACCTCGCCAATTCGTGGCTCTGGTTCTTGTGGTTCTTCAGCTTTCAGACGTTTCAATTCATCTTCCGCATCAATCCCAGTCACCTGTTCTAACAACTCGTAAACTGTTTGATCACTTACCACGCCAAACAACGACTTAGCAATATTTGCAAGTTCAGTATCATTTTGTGGCAAATTAGGACTGAAGATAACAGCAGTTTGATTGATAGCTTGATAATTCGTTGCTTCATTGCCTTTAACTTCCCAGATGTTGACCGCTAAACGCAAACGTCGCATAAGTCCTTTTTTGAACAAGCGTTCTTGTTTGCTGCGATAGTTATCAGACGCCATCAGCTTATATTTCATGGATTCACCAGACTGGATACCGCTAAAGTTATTGTCAAGAATATCAGGCGTGAATGTGAAACGTAAAATATCGTTAACTAGACGTTGCTTGTATGCCTCAGCACCAGCTGAGTCGTACTGCTTAACCAAATATTTAGCATCTGGCTGTGAACCACCAGGATTAGGATTGTCATCAAGCACGGCAATCTGTGCTTTTTTAAAGCCAAGTGCCACACCTAAACGACCGTTAGGATTAACACTACCATCTTCAAGATAATCGTTATCATCCGAACCAGTATAAGGATTACCAGTGATTAGTAAAATAGCGTCATTACTGTTTTGTTGGAAATTAGCTAGCTCGGATTGTGACAAGTCGTATGCGTCAATATCATCAAGAACCGATTCATAAGCACCTGTGCGGTCCTCATTGTTTTTGAACTCATTAATCGGAACACCTTTCAAATAGTGTTCTGTTTCATCAACTAGATGAAGGCCAAACGTGTCTTGATTGTCGTCAATATACGTATAGATTGTATTATCAGAATACACGCGCACTACTGTTTTACGATGACCACCGCCATAATCGACTTCGTAATAGTTGACACCCAACAACGATTTTTGTTGGTATGTATCGTCGTAGATTACAAATGTTTGTTCAGGCGCTAAATGATACAGTTTTAAAATAACACCGCTGTTTTCATCTTCCTCTGGATTAAGCAACTCATAAGCGCGTCCATAAATAGACAAGTCAGTCTTAATCAAGATATTATGATAAGCTTCGTTTGTCTGCTCAGAAAACGTATCAATCAATTCTTGGAGCGTTTTATCCTCGTTTGTATACTTAACAGGATTGCCAAGCATGTAACCTTGCTCAAACACTGTAATGTACTTAGCGAAGTCGCTTGAAATACGATTATCGGCCGCAAATTCGTCCGTTTTATCAGGACGATATTTGATGTTATTATCACCTAGATAATAACGTTTAAGCTCTTCCAAACGCGCAATCTGTAACTTATGTGTGTTGATGTATTGTTTTAATTGTTCAATCCATTTTTGAGACGCAAAATCAATAGCTTCATAGTCTTCCGTCAGCATGATAATTTGGTAGTTACTGTGTGAATTAAACCTGGTTTTAGATAAGAATTTTGCCATGTTTTACCTCAAAATAAATAACTTGCTTTCTTCGTTTTCTCTCTCGTGTTGCTGTTTGCTCTCATATCATCAGCAAATGCATACCTTGTTGCGTCAATCGTGTGGTTATCCTTATCCTCTAGTCGTGGTTTAGGATTACCGTCACGGTCGACTTGATAGTCAATATTTTCAAATTCTCGTGCAATGTTCGGTGTGCGTTTTGGGTCAATACAAATGAAATCTAAATCATCAAGCCAACGTTCACCAAATTCAACCGAATCAGGACCTTTTTTAACGCCGTACACGTTCGGTAAATTAAAATCGCCATGCAGTTCCGCAATAGACTTAGGTTCAGCACTATCTGCGCCGATTCGGTCTGATTGATAACCTCGCGACTTAATCCAATTAGCTGCCTGACGGTTGCTGATTTTCTGACCATAGAATTCATCAATCGCATAAATGCCATTATGTTTCTTGTCATAATGCCAACGAACGAATGCCAGCGGGTCAGTAGCATAACCAAAGTCTAGACCGTTTCGGATATTATCAAAGTTAGTTATCAAATCATCTGGTATTGTTTCAAAACGTAAGTTATCAAACGGAACAACTCCAGAACCGATTGCCTCGCCAAGATATTCCCAGCGATAACGCCGCTCATCCCTAGCTTTTGTAGCTTCGGCCTCTTCGATAAATTCCTTAGCGATGTATGGATTATCAAGATAAGTCGAATGATGAACAAATGTATTAGCTGGTTGAAACTGCGTTCCATATTTCTTGTTAACCCATGACTGTTTTCGTTTCGGCGGGTTGTATGTGTAGAAAAACTTATAAAAAAGACCACTACCGAGCTCACCACGTAAAAGTGAGTTAGTAATAGTCTTGACTTCATCTTCAGTTTTAAACTCAGCTAATTCTTCAATCCAGCCAATCGCAAACGGAAACTGACTGTCTTTCAGTGATTTGATACGTTCTGGATATTGTGCGCCACGAAAAACAATATAGTTGCCTCGTGGCGAGTATGTAATCCGCAGTGGTGATTTATTGAACTTAAACAAGTGTGTCACTTGCTGCTCACTAATTGCCCATTTCAACTGCTCATAGACTGATTGTTCAAGTGTGTTATCTGTCTTACGAATACACACAGCGTTAACAGCATAGCGCATAATCAGCTGGATAATGATATGTGCCACATCTGATGATTTACCAGAACCACGTCCGCCTTCGCACACAACGTGTAAAATGTTTTGATTGAGACTAGCACGCCAGACATCATGAAATTTAGGCGGTATCAAATTTGAAAGCTTAACTGATGTCATCTTCAAACACCACCTGTTCAACAGTTGCATCTAACTCAACCTTATCAGTAAACAATCTATAACGCTTACCAAGCAACTCAGCTGCCTTAGTACGTGCTTGAACTGGCGGAACAGCGTTAACGACTTTTTGTGTACCCTCACCGTCTAAGACAAGTAATGGTTCAGTCTTTTCGCCACGCATGACAGCCGTTAAATATTCCATAACTTCTTGTTGATCAGCTACTTTCTTAGATTGTAATTCAGCTAACCTTTCATCAATGTAAGCTCTGACGGCTGGATTTCCTATCAATTTTGCTGCATTACCTCTTGAATAGTTTTCAGAATAGCCAGCCTCCCTTGCTGACTGGTAGATATTGCCTGAAATGATGTACTCATCTGCAAAACGTTGTTGTTTTAAAGTTAATTTAGTGATTTTCCATCACCTCCTTTGTGACATAATAAAAAGCCAACACAGTTGTGCTGACCTTTAGTTATTACAGATATTTTGTTAGCAATGGACCATAAATGTATGGTCTAATTTCATCGACTTCAAATTTTCTAATTATTTTTGCAACTTCTTTTGCTTTATCTTTTGTTGGAGCTGAATAAAATTGTAACAATGATGAAAGCAATCTATACTCATTTGTTCCAGATCCTATTTCATCAAATCTTTTTTTAGTATTTTTGCAATAAACGTTACCGTATAAAATATTTTCATTTATTTGATCGAAATCAAGATATCCTAAATAATCATAAATATCCCATAGATTGCTTGACAATCTTTCATATTGGTTCCCTTTTGTAATATGAGTATAGGCATCAACAATTGCTTCAATATAGTTATTTATTACAAGGTCATTCATTAGAAAAAAAACTTTCTCAACCCTAGATAACCTATAATATTTATATTCCTCTTCTAACTCACCTTTCAATTTTTGTAAAATAGACATAGCTTGTTTTTTATTTCTATCAATTAAGCCCTGAGCTTCAAAAGCTGTATTCCGATAATAATTAACTCTATCTTTTATCTCTTTTCCATAATAAGCATCAATGTTAAATTTGAAGGGTTCCATAGTTTTATCTCCTAAATTTTATCACTTTAATAATACTACTAAAAAAGCCCTTACACAATAGTATAATAGGCTTTCTGATAAAAAAATATGGATTTTTGCAATAAATGCAACAGGAACAACTGGACTTGAACCAGTGACCCTCTGATTAAAAGTCAGTTGCTCTACCATCTGAGCTATGTTCCTACTGCTTATCCAAAAGGTTGCACGAACAAGCATGATACACTCAACCTGGATTGTGCACCGTTTTTCAGCTATCCGCTCACGAGATATTTTTCACTTCCATTTATTTTTCAATGACAGCCGACGTGGCTCGACTCATTGCAGGACCTTAATAAAAATAAGGACGAGTAAGACCTCTCAAGAAACCGCGCCCTTAGTTTTAAATCTTGATGATACCATAATAACGCATTTTAGGTGACAAAAATACCGTGTTTTTTGTCACTTTTACGAAAAACCATAAAAATCAGCAAAAATTTCTAAGATACGTTGACGTTTGCGGTAAATTGTCTTGATTGACATATGCATTTTACCAGCAATGGCGTCCCAGGTATTCACACTACCTCTTGCCCAACGTAGCCAGAAAATACGTTCCATATCCTCGTCTAACATATTCAACGTATTCTCCACTGCATTTTTCTGCGCATACAGGCTATTTAACCGCTGATCACTATCCCAACGCGCTACGGTCGTTTCTGTAGGCTTAGACACAATGTTTGTACGTCCACCACCTACGTTTTCATCTGTATTTGGAACGTCACTAATTTCTAGCTTACGTACTGCAATCTTATGGTCAATGCTCACATAATCAAACAATAGCTCATCAAGTGCTTTTAATTGTGAATTGCTCAATTTTCCCACTTTTACATCTCCTTTATGATATAATAAATGTAAGCATTAATATCATTTACCAAGGGTCTGTGAAAGCGGGCCTTTTTTTGCATAATCCTTAAAAGATAGCTCCTTTCTTTTTAATGATTTTGAGCAGACACACGACTCAAATATGAATTACCATGATTGTGCCTTGTATAATCACGAACGGCTGATGATTCGCTTTAGATTAAGTTATTGTTAAAAAAGGAGTTCCTCATTTCTAAAAATTTATTTCAGCCTATTTGACAATTAACCACCCGAAAAGCTAACTAATCGTACTAATTTTTGAATGGTAGTTCAAAGCGTGTAAGAAGGAGTGCTTTAACCACCTCCAAATATGAAACTTTAATAATTTCGGGTTATACCCATGGTCGGAATCGAACCGACCTGATACCGTTATGGGTTACCACCGTAGCTATCAGCGTGATAGATAATCGTTTGATTGTCTTTTAACCGCTTGATTTCTTATTTTTGCTTAGTGTTTTCAAGTTTTAACTCGGTAATTTTATTGTTATAAACAGTTTTTTGCATTCCTAGCTCAATCGTGAAGAAGACGACTGTGACGACGATTGTAAACGATAACAACATACTTAAAAACATGTATCTTTCAGCTTTCAACTTACCACCTCGTAATATTCTTTTTGGCCGGGCTCTTTACGAGCCTTTTCTAGGTATTTAATGGCTTGTTTTCTTGTTTTAAACTCCGTTTCCTTAAAATCTTTAGCTGTAGCGAACCAAGTCGCTGTTTTCATCTTCGGGTTGTATTCTCTAACGATAAATTTTCTTGTCATAATTCCTTTATTTCCAATCTAACCCTATATTTTCCGGGTATTTCGCTTGGTCCACCTCGTTTAAAAGTCATAAACTTAATGACTTCCGAGTTATCGTCCGTCCAGATTCCGGCGTCCGTCAATCCATCAACAAGCGCTTTTACTGTCGGATAAAAGTTGGGTGGGTCAAGCCGTCTTTTTGTAGGGGCGTAAATCGTCACTACGAGCCCACAAGGGCGCTTTTTTGAATAAGGGGTACAATTATACCTTTGACCCTCTTTAGCGGCTGTGGCACGTAAATATGCGGTGATTTTGGCCTTTTGCGTCCAATGGGGACGGTCATTGGCGTTTAACATCTGTTTTTGCTTTTTGGTATTCGATAAAATAAACTCAAATTCCATCAGTCAGCCCCGGAATCTCAAAAGCGACGTGAGTGACATCTTGACGTTCTTTTGTGTACCAATCGAAATAAAATTCATGCTTTTCGCTGTCGTATGTCACTTCAACATAGTCAGGGAGTTTAGCGTTTGGATTGCTCATTGGAAAAGCTTTCTCGCTGTCAAAGCTAAACATTCCTTTAGCGTTTCCTAGCGTGTAGTTAAACCAGACCATGTAGACATCATTTGGTTCAAGTTCAAGGTGCTCTGAAATTTTATGTTTTGCGTAAACCTCAAAATCAGCTTGCGTCATTTTGATAAGTTCTTCTTTCATTTTTTCTCCTCAAAAACAAAAGCGGGCACGTTTTAAATTGTGTGAGTAGGGCTTGCGCCCGCTGAAATTCTTTACATGTCGTCCTGTTAACCGACACGTACTTTCTAGGTCACTTTTTGAGCCGATTCCGAGGCTTATTTTTTACTTTGGCGTTCACCCAATAGATAACCTAAGAATAACCAAACAAACGCCATTCCTGCTTCTTTAACAAACTCAATCATTCTGTTTCTCCCTTCGAATTGAAATACCATTCAAGCATTTCTGCTTGATTCTCTACTAAATAATCTTTAAATTCTTGAAATTGTAAGATGGCCCATTTTAACCGATGAAGGTCATCACTACCTTTTGAGCAGAACCCAGAAACACTAAAGAATGGTCTTAGGTGATAGCTGTAACCTGTCTTGCCTAAATCATCAATATTGAAAGCTGGTTCTTTTTCGAGTTCGAGATCTAAGACGAATTCCTGACCAAGGTCATGAATGACCTGCAAGTTAGTTCCGTCCGAATAGATAGTGACGCTATCTGTAACGTGTTCCATTTGCATATTTTTAATCTCCTATCATGTCATTTAAGCTAATAAGTTTAGAAAGTTTCTTTTGAGCTTTGCAATAGTCGCAATGACCGCATTTTTTAGGTTTTTGCTTACCTTGAATGACGTCCCAGACTTCTTTGACATTGTCTTTGATATAGTCAAGACCCTCTTCAAGCCAATTTTCATCAACTTTGATAAATTCCTTGTCAGGAACGTTCTCTTTTGAAACAGCAACGATAAGTGGCCTAAACTCTTGGCCTGTCATCTGTTTCAGTAGCTCACGATAGAGAGCAAGCTGTCCGTTATAACCGAAATTAAAGATATTGTTAACTGCCACTGGCACTTTCTTGCGTAAGTCTGCGTTCCATTCCTCGTTATAGATTGACCTCATTGTCTTCAGGTCAACAAAGTAGCCGCGAGATAGGTTGATACTGTCAAGCTTGCCTTTTATCGGCACTCCTTCGATTTCACCGATAACAATCATTTCTTTTTTGACATCATCACTTGGATAGCCGTGATATAAACGGTTAAAATTATCGTCATCTTTCAAAGCGTTAATCATTTTTTCGCCGACAACGAAATCAGCTTTAAGATTTCCTTTATTCTTACCTGTCTTGGCAATGATTTTTTCTTTGTTTTCTTCAACAAAAGCGTCGTGAACCTTTTCGGATTCAAAGTAGCTATGTACGTAGTTGCCGACCAAAAGAGCGGTCTCGTCTCGGTCTTCTACCCATTCGCCATTATCAACGGCGTAAGCCTTAGCTTGACATTGCATGTATTGCTTAAATCGTGAATTAGACAAGTAAGTTTTGTCTTGATAATAATTCTCATCTGTTAGTTTAGTCATATAGGTCTCCTAGCTGCTCAAATAGCTCTGGTTGCTCTGGTTCATGTAAATTATCAGGTTCAGACATTTCGGTCGATTCTGGGGCTTCCGTGAGCTCCTGAGGGGTGTCTTCGATTGGTGTCACATCTTTAGGTTGTTTTGTTTCTTCGTCAGCAGCTTCTGGCAATGGTTCACCAAGGAAACTGTCAATGCTTTCACTGTCGTCTTGTTCTGGCGTTATGTCTTTGACATTTCGTTCGTCATCATATTCGTTCGCTGTCGTTCGATTGACCGCGTCAATGAACAAGTCATTATCGTCGCTTGTGTTAAAGAACTGTTTAGCAGCACGATTGATTACAGTACGTTTTGCCATTTCTTGCGGGAAGTTGTTTTGAACTGACTTGTTTTTCGATTGGGCCCAAGCTTTATCAATCTCTTTCTTGGTCATGATTGTCAAAACTTTCTCACCATCGTTTTTTTCGATGATACAGTAAGCACCGATGATTGGATTATCCTGATTCAGCCAATTAGTATCGTGTTTGACTAGCACCTTGTGACCCTCGACGTTCTTAATTTCAACGTCATCACCTTCATAAATCACTTGAGCGTAAATATCTTTGACTTCAGGCAACTGTTTAACGACTTTCATCGTTCCAAAATACGAACGTGTTAATTTGACTTTGTTCCCGTAAGGAATGAAATAGCATTGAGTTTTAGCTGGACTTAAACCTTGTGTAACCATATCAAGCAAGGCGTTGTAAATGCTGTCTTGCGTACATTTTCCTAGCAAATTGCCGCTATTTGAATTCGTCAAAGCGTAATAGGCAGAGCTTAGAGCATTACTTACACTGTAATTTGGTGCTACTAGCAAGCCTTCGCCTTTCATTTCTTCAATTCGGTTAGCCACACTTGACGTAATTTGTCGCTGTGTTAATTCTGTTGTTGTCATTTTTTCTCCTCTTTACCAATCTTCTAGCTGATCATCTTTCCAGCGGTCATAAGCCTCGTCTTCATCACAATGAAATACTTCTTCGTGGTCCTCATACGTACTTAGCCAATTATCGTAATCAAACGTTCCAAATAATCCGTGTTGCATTAGCTGACCTTTCTAGCTTCTAGCAAGTAAAAGCAAGTCTTAGCACCATAATCAATGCGAATGCTATTTCCACTCATTGACTTTCTAAAGCGTGGTTCTGAAATAGCTGAATATGCATAAACATGATTTTTGAGCGATTTAATTGCTTGGTGCATATCGTCATAAAAACCAAGATGAAACTTGCGATAACCATTAAATACATGTAACAATTCAATTTTCATGTTTATTCCTCGTTTATAGCGTAAATGCTTGTCTTGGCTCTGCACCATCTAGCACATCCTCGATAACGTGTGATAGCAAATGCATTGTTGATAATGAGGCTTTAGTTGCACTGTTTATCGGAAAGAGTTTTGTTTCACTTAGACCTAAACCAAATTTTGAAAGATGATGCAATTCCTCTTTCAGTGTTTCGATACGGTCAATTGTTGCTTGTTGCTCTAGCAATGTTTCTTTTACGTCCATATTCAGTCCTCCATTAGTGATTTTTTGAGTTCATCAAGCTGTGCCTGTTCATCTACGCTTGCTTCATATTTGTAATCTTCATCAACCCAATCGGGTACATTGGTTTTGGATGGTTGCTGATTAGAATAAGTACGTTGTGCTTTTTTGACATCAAAATCGCGTTGTTCTTCGTCTTGTTGAACAATTGTCTTGATGCCGTTTTGAGCCCAATTCTTAAGAATTGAATTGACATAGCCAAAATTACGTTTAGAATTGTCAGCCGCTCTGTCAATTGCTCGTTTAACCAATTCTATAGATAAATTATCTATGTAGATATAATCGTTTAGCTTTTGTGATTGATAACCGTCAAGAACTCCAATTCTAGATTGATAGTATTCAAAAATATTAAAATCAGATTTTTCATCAGCAGTAGCAGATTGATTTTCTCTAGTATCTACTTCTGACTTTATATCTATATTTATATCTTTCTTTAACTCTATCTCTTTATCTATATCTATATCTCCGTTGCGTTTTGTTGCATTGGTGTTGCATTGCAACGCTTTCTGTTCTCTATGTTTGCGAGAACGCCTTGTACTAGCAGTTTCAGAACCTATCATTTCTGGTACTTGTTCAAGAAAAAACTCATAATCGCTATGTCTAGTGAGTAGTCCTTTTTTAGTTAAAAACATCAATGTCATTCTGACGGCTTCTGTGTCCTCATCAATCAGTAGTGCCATTTCTTCTGCTAAGTCTTGAGCTAATTCTTCAAAATAGATTTTGCCGCTATCCTCAAGACTAATAAGCATTAGTTTTAAGTAGATAATTGTGTAAGTGTCGCCACCAGGCATTTTACGTAATAGTTTCATTTCTTTTGATTTAAAAAAATCTTGAGCTAGCTGTATCCAATAATATCGTCTGTTGGTTTTTGCCACCTAATCACCCTCTTCTTCTTTTGCGCCCCAGCACCCGTGCCAACCATCTGTGTCAAAGCCGATTAGCATGATTTCGTCTGTGTCAAAGTATTCATTTTCCATTTAGTACCTCTTAAATCGTATCGTCTGGCAAACCGTGAGCACGGTTATATGCAATTGCACTCGCTTCCCAACCTGAATAATTAGGTTTGACTGGTTCTTCTTTCTTACGTGCTCGTTTACCGAACACTGTTAATGTAGTTACTTCAGCGAACGCTAAAACTGCGACTGCGATAATTAAATGTGTCATGTTAAACTCCTGTTTCTAATTTCATGTTCTTAAGCATTTCAGCTAACGTTTCTTTTTTTGATAAATATCTGTTACGTGATTTCCACTTTACGAAAAGTGCAAAACCTTCATAATTGATGAAAACAATTTTATGCGTTGGATTGTCGACATATTTCCTAAATTCTGGATGCTCACGCATTTCAGCTGCCCATTGTTTCGCAACTGATTTAGTTAAGCCCTCCCAGCGTTGCATGAGATGGTCATAATCACCCCATTCGGCTTTTTCATCGTTGCCAACAGCTTTATACGTTATATTTGCTTTCGGCATAGCGCGCTCCTTTTTAATGTGGTATAATTTACCTTAGTTTTGTTTGTTATGCGACTGATTGCCGTCAGTCGTTTTTTTATGCTATCAGACTGGCTGGTATGGCCCTAGTAGGCACTTTTCAGCCGATTAAAGAATAAATAGGAGATACTATCGTGTAAATGATTAAAAAATCTATATTGGTAAAGGAAAATCAAACATAGTCAAATTGATATTTATGAGTAATCACCTACTAGAGCCGTATCAACCAGCCTGAGAAGCACGGTTAATTAAGCAATGTTATTCAGTAGCTTATCAGCAAAATACAATTGCCCTTTACCTGTAATTTTAGGTGTCTTGTTAATGCTGATATGACCGTCTGAATGATTGATAGTCGTTTCTTTGATTTCAAACAAGCCTAAATCCATTGCTTTTTGCGTCGGCATGTTCCAACTGTTGCCTTTGCGACTGATTAGATAGCCATTTTCTCGCAACCATGAGAATAAGCGATTTTGACCAAAATTCAAGCCGTTTTGACGCATGAGCTTAGCGAAATCACCGACTAAAATAGACGTATGACTTGCGCTGACTGCGTTAGCAAAGATGACTTTAGACTTTTGCTCTTCGATTGTTGCTTCAAGCTTAATGATTTTACGGTCAGCGATTTTAAGAGCTCGTGCCATGATTTTCTCAGGACTGTTAAAGTCTTTTTCAACCTGAATGAAATATTGACGGACCTCGTTGCCTTTGGCGGTTTTAGTCATCATTGCAATATGCTTAGCCATGTCAACAGAGAGAGCATAATCATCTAAATATTGAATATTGCCATTTCCACCTCTAACGGGTGTACCTCCGGGTACACCTGTAAAATCGTAGCCCTTGCTAAATATATCTGAATATTGTTCAAACCAAGCGCTAAAACGTTTCTTAACCCCCAAAACTTGATGAAGTTGACGTCCTGAAACAACAGGCTCTTGATTTTCGTTTAAAGTTACGTTAATTAAATTGTCCATGTATTATCCTTTCTGAATTTGATATAATGGAAGCAAAAAATGCGAGGTGTATACTATGGATGAACTGTTACCAGCAATTTTGACTTCTTTTGCCACAACAATGGCAGTAAAAGGAGCCGAAGCGCCAGCTAATACGTTTAATGAGGCATGGAAATATGTTTTCGGTTCTATTGACAGTTTTTTAATAAGAAAAAATGAAAAACGCAGAATAGATAACGAGCAATACATTAAGTCACTTACTGAAAAAGTAGAGAAAATTCCTATTGAACATATCCAAGAACCTAAAATGAGTATCCTTGGACCAGCGTTAGAAGCATCAAAATTCTATATTGAAGAAGAAAACATTAGAGAAATGTTTGCATCTTTGTTAGCTTCTTCGTTTGATTCTTCCAAAAACCCACAACTTCACCATTCATTTGTTGAAATTATTAAGCAAATGAGCCCATTAGATGCTCAAAATTTAATCACAATTGCGAAGGCAGGGAGATTTCCTGTGGCGCAATATGCAATACAATTTGATAACCAATCTACAAACCCATTAAACAATTTAGTTTTTATTCCTTGTGAAAATCTTCATGAAGCAGTCGATGACTCCGTCTTTGATTTCGACAGACACGCCACTTCAATAAGCAATTTGGAAAGACTTGGCTTGATAAAAGTAGACTTCGCAACATGGCTCACAAAAGAAAGCAGATATTCATTACTTGAAAATAACTCACTTACAGAAGCTTATAAGAATTCATATATCAATAAAAATAACAATGAATCTCTACATATTGTTAAAGGAATAATTGACATTTCACCACTTGGGTCTGATCTTTACGATATTTGTCTATCGGAATAACTTTTGTGCTAATTTTTCAAAATGATCATGTAACCATAGATCTTGCTTGTCGAAAAAATCGGCAAGCCATTTTTTTAACATAATTAAATGAAATTTCATAGCAATCATAGAAGTTAACATTGCTGTCACGGAGCTGACAATAATTGTTACAAAAAAGATATTCATTAATTTTCCTCCTTTTCTAAACCATAAATTTGCGCCAGTCTGTTATTTCTGATAGATTCTACAAAATAGTCGCCGTCCATCATCACGTCTATTGTTTTGAAAGTAGATTCTTTTTTCTTTTGTCCGCTATACGGATAACGTTTTGGTTTCATGTTTGCTCCTTTCTAAAATTGTTCAATATCTTGAACTTTATATTTAAAAAAATATGAATTAATTTCATCGCTTGGAATTTGCAACAATTCGCAAGCTTTTGAAATTTCTGGCTGTTGCCAACCACGTTTGTTATTGGTTTTGGCAGATATTGACTTTTCAGACAAGTTCATGCTTTGTGCGAACTTTTTCTTTGTGCCAAAAACTTCAACAATTTTTCCATTTAATTTGGAATAATCATATTTATAAATCATAGATACTCCTTTCTTTTTGTTCAACACCTTGAACTTTATGATTTTATTATAGCACCTCAAAAAATAAAGTCAAGACTTTTTGTTCATTTTTTTGAACTTTTTTTACTTTTATCTTGAACTTTTTGAAAACATACTATATAATATGCTCATGAAAGGTGATGTAATTATGAAAGAAAATACAGCTCAAAGATTGGCTCAAATAATGAATGAACGGAATTTGAGGCAAGTTGATATTCTTAAACAGTCGGAAAAATTCCAAAAAGAATTAGGAATAAAACTTGGTAAAAGTGCCCTCTCTCAATATGTTAGTGGGAAATCTATTCCAGATCAAGATAAATTAGTTCTTCTATCTAAAACACTAGGGGTATCAGAAGCTTGGTTAATGGGATATGATACTAATGAATCAACTGATGTCAAAAAAGAATCAATCGACCTTTCGAATTTGCGTGAAAAAGTCGTGATGTTTGACGGAAAGCCATTATCTG